TTCGTTAACCTTTGATATGTCCCCCAAGTTACCCAATGTTGTCTCGTGTAATGAATCATAAGCTATGTTCGCAACTTTAAGGATGTCACAATTTGCAACATCTTCATAGTTAACACCGATGTATTTCAGTGCCAACTCTTGTGTACCATAACCCGAAAATAGTGATATTACTTTTAGTTTATTCATGTTCTCTTTCTTCTTTCAAATCAAAATCTCCCTCCAAACCTAATAAATCTTTCCAATAATCTGCGTATTCTTTCTTATATTTTTCAATAGAAGCTTTTTCTTCAGTTGTATCTTTACCTGATAAGAATCCGTGGGGAGTTACAATTATCTTACCATCATCATATCCCAAACCATTAATATGGTTCTTCAATACAGATACTTTAGTTCTTGATGCAAACTTAACACTTCTTTTATCTTTAGTTGCCGTAATCTTAGTTGTACCAGCTCCTTTTTGATTACCAAACAAAAATACCAAAGAAGAGTTCAACCATATTGCTTCACCACCTTTAGCTTTAATTTTTGGTTGTCCAAAAGGATTGTCAGGTAATTCAACCCATGGTTGGTTCACGATAATCAAAGTATTTTCAAACTTTGAATCTGCTTTTCTAGAACCTGAGATTCTTTGATTAATACCCATACCAATTTTATCAGCAAGAACTGATGCGTTATGTTGTTTTCCACCTTTACCTTCAAAAGTCATTTTACAAGGAATTGACCCAACTGAGTCCCACATAAAACATAAACTATATTCAAGGTCACCTTTTTCTTGTGCATCAAGTAAGTCGTTGATATAATCTGTGATTTGTTCAATATATTCGAAGTTATTGTTGAAGATATAAAAACCATCCCAGTCAACTTCACCAGTTTCTTCGTCCACAACTTCTTCACATTGTAGTCCCATCAATTTAGCGTGTTCAAAACTCCATTTTTGTTCTGTAATAATAAACACAGGTAGAATACCCTTTCTCTGAGCATCTACTGCAGTTTTTACTAAAGCAGTTGTTTTACCAGTATCAGAGTGACCTAAAAACATATTTAGGTGACCTACAGCAGGACCTGGTAATCCAACAGCATCCAAGAACTCAGTACCCAAGTCAAAGTATCTTTGTTGTTTGTACTTTGCTGAGGTAGAGAACTTCTTTTTAATACTACTGAAATCCGTTTTCTTAATTGCCATTGTTTAAATTGTATTTTACGAATTCTTTTAATGTTTCCAGTTTGTCTTTAGCATTAGCCATTTTCTCAACATACTTGTCCATTTCTTCCAAGTGTTGTGGATGTTCACCAATAGCAACAGGATTATTAAAATAAATCCAGAGAGTAGCCTCAGCCTCAGATATCTCACTTTCATATTTATAAGTGAGAGCATCAATCATCTTTTTTTGAATTTTCATTTTTTTTGATTAAAAATGAACCCCACTTTGTTAATGGGGTTCGGGTTAAAAAATATTTTTAGAACGGAAGGTCACCACTTGGTTCGAAATCATCAGAATCGTCCAAATAAGTTGGTGTGGATTTACCACCTAATACAACTTCACCTGAATCTGAGTTACTATAAACATAACCACCCTTTTCACTATCCCATCTTGGTGTTTCACCTTTGGCAATAGCTTCCAAGTATTCTACTGGTTTTTTAGAGTAAACATCAGCCCAAGATAGTTCATCATTTAACCAACCTTCAGCCGTTTCTTTGTTTTCGTGGAGTGGAGCTGGGTCATCATACATAATAGTTTGAATAACTGTATATGTCGCACCCTTTGGGGTTTTTGCTTTGGTCATCTCTAAGATAATATCTCTACCTTTTTGAGAATCGGTTACATCACCTTTTGCTCTAAAGATAGGAATAAGTTTATCTAAGATACCTTCGTTTTTGTAGTTGTGTTTGAATCTCCAAAACTTAACTCCATCGTTTTCATTATCTCTGTCGATAAGTTTAACAATGTAAAATTTACGAGGTTTGTATTGTTTTGCAAGTTCTTTGTCGGCATCTCTACCAGTTGACATAAGTTCTTCATATACTTCTGTAAGTGGAGAACGCTCATTATCATTTTTACCTGGGTCATAGAACTTTTGCCATTTACCATCTACTTGGATTTCGTGAAACCACACCTCTTTGAAAGGTGAGCTTCCATCTGTAGTTGGAAGGATTCTTAATCTTTTTTGTCCTTGTTTTTCATTGTCCTTAAGAAGAGCTGCGAAGTATTTCTTCATTCTCTCATCTTGAGACATTTTGTTGGTATTGCTACCTGATTTTTGTGATTGTTCGTACTGAGCTAAAATAGCATCTAATGGGTTTGTCGCCATAATGTTTAAAAAGTTTTTTGTTAAGAAATATTATACACAATAGTAAGTGTCAGCCGTGGGTTTGTCAAATTAAGTTCTAATATATTTTTTTGAATTTACTCATATCATCTTCAGGTGTCATTTCATCTTCTCCGAAATTTCTAAAACTTCTTTTGATGTCACTTGGTGAATAACTTTCAACTTCGTCTGGAGTTAAAACATATTCATTTTTACCTGTCATTTCCATCTCTTCTTCTTTGTCTTCAAAGAATTGACTTAATTTTTGATTAAAAGGACCTGAATCTAAAGTTCTCAGTTCCAATTTTTCTTCAGGTGTTTTAGTTCTATATTTTTCAATTTTAGTTTCAATATTATTCAATTTTTCAATAATACCATCCATAGCAGAAAGTTTACTTTCTAAGTCGTTTAAATGGTTGAAAAGATTTTCAAAGTATTCATCTTGTTTTTCTTCCACAGATTTCTGACTTTTTACTAAATCAGTTACCTCAACTTTCTTAGAGTTTTCGTCTTCAACTTTTTCAACATCAGGGTCTGCTTCAGTATCCACCGGTGTTGCAGGAACATCACTTGTTGTTGGTGCTGTAGGAGGAGGTGGTAACATAGCACCAGTATCACCAGGTGGTGGAGGTGGTGTTGCCCCACCTACTGGTGGTACATCTCCTGCTGGGGGAGGTGGTGGTGGAACATCTTGTTCCATAATATAGTTATTTATTTCCTTGTATCTACTAAGTTCATTTAAAATCTTGTGGTCGATTCGCATTTTTCTATCCGTTTAATAGTTGTTTTATCCCAGTTTGTGTTTCCACTTGGATTCTTTTATTTGTTCTCATTGTATTGTCAACTCTTTCTATTAGACCATCTTTCATTCTAACAACATAACATTCACCAGTATCTAAATCACAAACTTGTTTAGTACCATCACCTAAATCTTTTTCAGTTGTTTTTGTATTTTTACCTAAGTAACTATCTAAAATTAATTTTACGCTCATAATAATTTTATTTATAAATATCACTATATTGCATTAAATGCTTGTATACCTTTACCAATAATTAAAAGTTGTGCGTCAAAAGTATCTGTTTGATTTTTAATACTTTCCCACTCTCTTTTACCTAAACTGATGTCAACATTAGAGTTGATGTATGTAAATTCAAAGACATTAGTAGGTGTTGTCCCTTTCAATTGATTAATTAATGGTGTCCACCTTTCAATGAAAAAATCAACCACTTTGTCCAAACTTGGGAATACAACTAAAAATAATGGATTTTGGTCACTTGAACAATAATATTCTTTTTTCGGAAAATATTTTGTGATTAATGGGTCACTCCATCGAGCGGATCGAGTTAAAACAATGTTACCAAAATTATAACCTCTTGCTTCCAAGGATTGATTATATATCGAACTGAAATAGAACCAAGAGAAAACACACAAACGAATATTTTCATTTGCTGTTTTTTGTTTTAAAGTTTCTTTCAAAAACTTAAGTGTAATTGTAATTTTATCAGGACTGACTTGTCTGAAATCTTCGTAAGGTGCGCCAACTTGAAGTTCACGATTTGATAATGTTGATAAAGGTTTAATACCCTCCGTGATATACTTGATTGCTTGTTCTTCAAGTCTTGCCCCTCTTTGAATCTCAGCCTTTTGTTGTTTTATTTCATTTCTTCTTTGGTCTATAATATTTCTAACAAAGTTGTACTTCAAATTTTGTAAGTAATCATCAATTTTAGATAAAGCAGCTGTCGCTTGTCTTACACCCACAATGTCAGTACTGAATTCTCCCTGACTTATTGAATGGTTAACTTCTGTAATATAATATGCACCATAAAACATAGGAACATATCTTAAATTGAAATACATCGTTGGTTGAATAAGTGCATTTCCCATCATTGATATACTACAAGTATAACTTCTATTTTTGTATAGGTTATAAAGAGAAACACTTTGAGTAGTACCTTGGCGACCACCAGATTGGTTGGCCATATCATTCAATATTTGTAAAGATTCGGCAGTTGACAATCCATTTTCTTGACCCACTGTGAAACTTTTAAAGATTGATTGGTTCTGAATTCCAATATCAACATTGAATCCAACAACTCTATTTGACTTATCAAAATCTTTCTTTCCTGTCTGTTCCTCAACCAAAGGATTATCAGTTCTCCTTAAGTCAAAAGCATCATTTCTATATCTCCAATCAATGTTATTTATTGCTAATTGTTCACTAGGTTTACCAGGGAAAAAACATACCAATTTGGAACGAGATTCAGTGTAATCAACATTTGTAAATGTACCAAACAAAGAATTTGCGAATTCTAAAGAACCCTCAGTTTTAGGTTTAGGGTTCTTAACAGCATCTTGAACACCATAAAAATTTACATACGATGGTAAATTCATATAGACAAATCTGTTATCGTGGAGAATAGTTTTAATTAATCCCTCCATTGTATTTTCGGGACTTATAAAATCTAACAATTCAGAAAGTTTAAATAAATCAATAAGAATAATATCTCCGATGTTTCTACTTGCTCGGTCTAAAATTAAAATGTCTTCGAATAAAGTTCTATTTTTAAAGTCACCACCTGCAATCCATTTGTCGTTGAATGCTTTAAACATATCATACAACTCTATTTTTGTTTTTGGGGCATCCCTTATTTCAGAGTCAAGTTTTTCTAAAGTGATGTTTGTTATCGATTCGAGCTCGTTAGTTAATTTACCATTAATGTTGTCCAATATTTTTCCTATAAAATCTTCAATTTTTAACAAATAGTTAGTCATTGATTCAAAAAATATACCCTTACTTATACCTGTAGATGGATTTGGTACCTGTGGGTAATTTTCTTGTTCAGTATTTTGCGCTTGTTGTATATTAACAATATATTGGTTTTGATTTGGGTTTGTTGCCAAACTTCCATATATAATCAATATTATTTCATCAATTATAATCTGATAATTAGTTTGGAAACTTTTAGTTCCTTCAAAAGACACCTCACCATTTGGTGTTTTATACACACCCCACTTACTAGGTCCTGACACATATATGTTGATTGTAAAATTATCTCTTAGTGTTGCAACGGAAACTAAATTACCGATAGGTCCGACTGGTGGTGCAGGTTTCGGAATCGGATTAGTTTGAAATTGATTTAGTTTTTGTGTAGCATAAATCTTTATCATAGGGGCAAACAACTCAACATTTCTTTGAGTGAATGCAATATTTAAATCAACAAAAAAGTCAGTGATGTATGAACCATTATCTTTATATTGAAGTTCAGGTATTTCAGAAAATCCAACATAGGTTAATAAAGCTTTCCACGCTAAAGTATTTCTAGGGTCACTCCTTGAGGCACTCAAAGTTATATTTCCACCTTGGGTTGGTAGGGTATTTGGGGTTTGTAATGTGTATCTGTCAAACTCAAAACCATCTATTATCTGTAAATTAGAGAATGAATAAAATAACTTTTTGTCATAAGAAGATGGATTTCCGAACTTAAAAATAATATCATAATTAAGAAATCCTTGTATGTAATTATTAAACTCTGTGAGTTGTTTTTCTTGCAATAATTCAACCATTTTATCACCAGTGTCACCAGTGGTCACGGTAAGTACCATCATTTTTCTCATCAAGTACTGAAAATTCCTATATGAAGCTTCCACATCACCTACCTGATT